TATACTTATACAGGAACTCCATATGCTATGAGTGCAGTTACTCCTCTTGTAGGTAAACAGCAAGAAATAAATAAATCTCATCAGATAATGCTTCATAATGCTAATTTAAGTTCTAATCTAAGATGGCTTTATGAGGAAGGATCAGTACCTGAGGATGAATGGGAGAAATATTCATCTTCACCAGGTGCTTTATTAAAATTTAGACAAGGATTTACTCCTCCAACTCCAGTACAACCTTTGCCTCTTAACTCAGCTTTCTTTAGTATAACTCAACAGGGAAAACAAGATATAGAATATATATCAGGAATACCAGGGGCTATGCAAGGTGTAGAATCTGAAAAGCATGAAACATATAGAGGAATGCTCGCTTTAGATGAGTATGGTACTAGGAGAATAAAAGCTTGGAGTCAGACTATAATGGAACCTGCGTTAGAACATTTAGGTAAAATCTTTATGGAAACAGCTCAGAATACATATACGGCTCACAAAGTATTTAGGATAGTTCAGCCTGAAGCAGGCGGACATGGTGAAAAGAATATTGAAATTAACGTTCCTATATATAATGATTTTGGTGATGTAATGAATAGGTGGAATGACTATGCTTCAAGTAAATTTGATGTAAGATATGTTGGAGGTTCTACACAACCAGTTAACAGATGGGCCTTGATTGAAGAATACTTTAGGTGGTTCCAATCAGGTCTTATTGATGATATAGCAATGTTAGCTGAAACAGATATAAGAAATAAAGAGCAGATTATACGCAGGAAAAGTGTATATGCTCAACTTAAGCAGCAACTAGAGGAAATTACTGAAGAGCTGAAAGATCGTGATGGTACTATTGAGACACTGTCAAGACAAGTTGTCCAAGCTGGAATAAAAGATAAAGTTAGAACAGCTGATACTGAAGTGAGGAAAGATGTACTTGAGACTGAAGCTCAGCAAAAGTATTTACGTAGCTTAATGAAAAATGAATCAAAAACAACAGAAAATACTAGTTGAAAGGTATAACTAAACGCAGTTAAATTAATGGAGGTACATTATGGCACTGCAACAAGAGCAAAACGATAACCTGTTAGAAGATAACAGCTCCGAAACTCAAGAAATGTCTTCATCTGAATTCTTTAATGAGTTAGATAGACAAGTCAATGGTGCTGTACTAGACAGTGTTGGGGAGACCGTCCAACGCGACAGCGTAACGGCTAGCGATAGCCCTCGCGAAGAATCAGTCGATAAACAAGGTCACAATTACGAAAAAAGGTATAAGGATTCAAGCAGAGAGGCCACGAAGCTGAAAGGCAGACTGGATGAACTTGAGCCTTATACGCCTATCTTAGATGACATGAGAGAAGACCCTAATTTAATATCTCATATTAAGGGATATTATGAGGGCGGAGGTTCAACACCTGGAAATCTCAAGGAAAGACTAGGACTAGACGAAGACTTCGTCTTTGATTATGACGAAGCTGTTGATAATCCCGATTCTGACTCAGGAAAGTTATTGAATTCCACCATTGATGGTGTAGTACAAAAACGTCTTGGTCAGTTTGCCGAGAAGTCAAAAGAAGAAAGTCAACGCATTTCTGCGGAACAGGACTTTCGTAGTAGACATCAACTAAGCGATGATCAGTTTCAACAAGTTGTGCAATTTGCACAATCGAGGCCTCTAACTTACGATGATATTTATTACTTGATGAATAAAGGCAAGAAGGATAATAAAATAGCTCAGAATACAAAAGGCGAGATGATGGATCAAATGAAGAAAGTTCGTGAAAAACCTTCTTCAGCAGCTTCATCAGGCTCTAGTGGTAGTTCATCTCCTGGGTCGAATGACGACCGAGTGTTTAACTCACTCATAGATATAGATAAGGAAATGGAACAGGCTTTTAGTTTATAATAATTAAAAGTCTTAATTGTTAACTTAAAGGTAAATAAATGTCTGATATTTTTACACTTGGAACCTATTCTGATGTTGCGTCTTGGTCTGATGGTACATCTAAAGATACTGGTGATCTTAGGCGAAGGTATAATTTTGGAGACCGTGTCTCTGAATTAGCCATCGCACAGGACCCTTTCTTTAGATTCGTATCTAAAATAGCTAAGAAGCCAACTGACGATCCAGAGTTCAAGTTTACTGAAAGACGACCTTCTTACCATAAACGTTATGCTTACGTCTCAGGTTGGATCGAAAATGATAATACAGATGTATTAGGTGGCACCGGTGGTGACGCTGATTTTACTATGTATAATGATGGTGGCACTCCTGCCGCTGCTTCAACTGGAGATATTTTCAAGGTTTATATGTCAACTGACTATGAATCTGCTGGGAATATGCAAAACGTTCAGGGACAATCAACAGGCAAAATCGACGTTGGTGCCTCAGGTACAAGACCCGCTTTCTTCTTACCAGATCAGGTAATTAGAGTGCCGTTGTCAAGTACTGATGGTGGTGGAGCTTCGGCTGCCGCTGCTGGAGGATATATCCTTGGTCGAATTAAAACTGTAACAGGTTCTCTTACTAAAGATAGTAGGGAATGTGTACTGTTAGAGTGCGAAGTTGTAAAAGCAGCCGCAAGTGGTTATGTCTACTTAGCTGGCTGGACTAGTGACAACGTCGGCTGGGGTAAATCCGCAGACGATGCAGCTGTTCACGACCAAAGCATTTCTGATACATTAGAACTATTTAGAACTTACGTTGTAGGTAGTGCTCATGGCCAAGGTACTGGATACCCTGAAACTTGGAAAGATCAACCTTTTACGACTGGTTTTGGCCTGACTCAGATTTTCAAAACTGCTATAGCTATGGATAACACGACTCGTGCTACCGTACTAAAGTATGAACCGAATGAGTTCGCTCGAATTTGGCGTGAAAAGCTGATTGAACACAAGTGGGATATTGAAACTGCTTTATTATTTGGCTCACAAGCCTCTGTAAGCGATGTTCAATATACTCAAGGAGCAATTGATTTCGTTTCCAGTTATGGAAATGTTTTCTCATTGACACATGCTACTAAGACTCAAGATGATTTTCTTGATGATTTAAGCAAATTCCTTGATCCTCGTTACAACAATGCTAACGCTACTGTATTCTTCTGTGATACTGCAACTTATAATTGGTTGCATAAGCTCAGTGGATATATGGCTAACAATCTTGGTATGATTGGACCTGGAAATTCACAACCTGATGATGCTGGTTACGGTAGAGCTAATATGGCTTTAACTGGTAAAACCAAAGCATTTGGTGTTGATATTAACGTTATTAGTACTCCTTATGGTGACATGAGAGTTGTACGTAATATTCACTTAGATAAGTCCTCGATTAAACTTATTGGAGTCAACATGAGATACTGTGCATACAGACCTCTTGTTGGTAACGGTTTAAATCGTGATACTTCTATCTATGTTGGAGTTCAAACGCTTGAGAATAGTGGCGTTGACCGCAGAGTTGACCTAATCCAGACTGAAGCTGGGATGGAATGGCAAATGCCTGAAGCCCACGCTTATTGGTCTTAATAGGAGCTATAGATAATGGCTAATCCTATGTATGGTCAAAACAAAGCGGACAATGCGATTGATCGTGGGAAAAGTAGTGCTATCATATTGGATGCTGCAACAACGTTGACTGCATCTCAATCAGGTACTACTGTTCTTATGAACGTTGCAAACGTTGAGCTAACGTTGCCTTCTGCTGAAGCTGGGCTACAATTTAGAGTTATAATTGGCATCGACGCTACAGCTGGAATGACAGTGGTAGCCGCTAGTGGAGAGTGTTTCTTTGGTCAAGTCAGGGTGATTTCAACCACTGAAGACCAAACAGAGATTCAAGACGTCCCCTATGCGACTGCTGTTGCAACCCCAGGTAGCTATGACAACTTTGACTTTGTAAGTAATAGCGCGACTCTTGGCGGAACATCTGGTGACTACGTTGTGTTTACAGCTGTTGACGATAAAGCTTGGTGTGCAAGTTGTGTATTAACAACTGTTCATGCAAACCCAGCTAGTGTTGCAGTGATTAACGCAGGTTAGTGAAGTTCGTTAAAATCTGAAAATCGTGAGGTAATAGCACGGTATAAAGATTCAAGTATAGGGAGGCTCGATACTTCCCTATACTACTATTTTAAATACTTGTCAGGGGGAGAAACTGCTTTTATTTTCCTCCTTTTTTATGAAGGTGGTTACTCTTCCCTGACTTTTGAACTGGAATAAATATGGCAACAACAGACATATCAACTGAAATAGTATCAATCACAGGTGTAGCTGCTCACGGAGCTTCTGATGAGTTCATTGTATCTGCACAGAAGTTTGTAGTGGCAAGTGTCCCTAAAGAATTATTACCATTTGCGGTGAATAGGTCTTCGTCATCTAATGATGGAAGTGCAATTCCTATTGAAAATGATTCTATTATAGATGTTCAAAGAAATGAATATAGTTGTAAGCAAATATCATTATCTGAGTCCAAATGGGCAAATGATACTACAAGTTTAAAGAAATCCACAGCTATAAGTCCTGTCTATTGGGTTAAGAATGATGGAGTTCAGATAGCCCCTGATACAGATGGAAGTAATCTTGGGTATGTATTTTATGTTAATTATGCTGAAGTAGATGATGATAGTGATTTAAGAAATGCAGTTATATATCATGCTTGTTCAAGTGAACTTTCAAAGCTTTCTACTGCTGAATTACCAACAGTATCAATAGCTGCAGTTCCTCCTGATGTACCGACTATAACAACAGTTACTTTTTCAAGTACTGATTCAGACTTAGATGCTTCGGCTCCATCATTTACAACTGCGGCCGTTGCAGCTGCTGGAGTATTAG